GTGGGGTTATCGAGTCGCAACCAGGCTTCAATATCATAGTCAGTGGCGCAGGATGCTTGGTAATACGAGGCGGTGGTCTGCTGACCGGCGAGAGGAAAAGTGCAGCGCGATGAAATGGAATACATGCGCTTCTGGCGAGCCCCGAGCTCATACAGCGTCGGCCCGAGCACGGCGCTCAGGCGGGGATCGACAGCCGAAATGGGTCGGGGTTTGGGTTTGAAAATCTTCTCGTCGGCCTTCACGTTTAATGTGACGTAGGCCGCTTCGCGAGGGGCGGGCACGCGGGTGTGTCCAACTTGGATAAAGGCGTCGTCCTCGAGGGGATGCGTCCGGAGCCGTTCAATGACCTTAGCATACATCTTCGCTTTGGGCCCCAAATGTTCCAACCACGCAGCACAATGCTTGTGGGCATCGTACACGGTGATCGGGTCATAGGTGACCTTGGTCCATTGCTGGGCCATAAGGAGCGCCGGTGTGGAATAGCGCTCCATCAAAGGGAAGACATCGAAGTCGAGCCAATCAGCATCAGGGCGGTTCACCGTGAAATTGGTGGGCACAAACAAACGTTCATGCATCACCCACATCTTGGTGGCGTAGTTGTTGCTGGGCTTGTACAAAGGGTAACCTAAGTCAATGTGGCAAGTAACGCTGCCTGCTGCCTCTGCATTTTGTCCGATCTCAGAAATGACTTGACCGCGCATGATCTGCCCTGGTGGGGCTTTGTGTTGGGTCAAGCGCGGGAATTCGGCCACCGCAGGCAGCACCAACGGCTGCGGGCTTGGGTGGTCGAAATCTGTGGGGTGCGGGATCAGGGCAGGCTTGGAAGCGGGCCCAGTGAGCATCCCCGTCGCCGGTTGAGCAGCCTTGTACAACAAAGCTGGACCCATCAGGACGACGTTGACAACTCGACCGAGATCAACGCTAGCAATGATGACCATGATGTTCCACCACAGATGCAAAAAGAGTCTCTTCCAATACCCAAGGCCTTGAGTCATGCAATGCATGAAGAACGCCGTCCCGGCTTTCCCAACCCCAATCTTGTTGGCGAATACGTTGATCAAGAATTCGACGAGGCCAAACACAACCGGGGGAACCCAGATTTTGATGACCTCTTCATAGAAAGGGGCGAGGAGAGCTTGAAGGATGGTGATGTCCTCCATGGCAAGAGTGCCGTAGCGCAAATACTTGGCTACAATCACGCAGGTGGCGGTGACAGCGGCCAAGACCTTGAACGAAAAGAAGGACCCCAAGTCAGGTCGAGACACGATCGGGCTAATCATCAGGGCATCGAGGCCAACTTGAATGGAAACAGAGCTGGCATAAGTCCCGGCCACCAAATACGAAATGTAATTGGAGTACGGGCTCATCAAATCGACACCGAGTTGGTCAACCAGGTCATGCCAAGGCACGAATTGGGAAAGTTCGGACGAGATCATGTGCGCCACGGCTTTGGCCGTGGGTAGGGAGTGATGAGTTCGGGCCCATCGCGCTGTTATCGACGCGTAGAGGCGGGCGGGGCAATGCACAACCGAATGTGGGCACAGGCGATACATCTTCGCAACAAGCCATTCCGGTAGGTACGGCTGAAGTTGCTGGACGAACAGCGTGAGCTTAGAATCGGGATTGGGCACAGACACAGCCGCCAGTCGCGGAGTGAGGGCAGCGATAGGGCGGACAGGGGCGTAAACCGGGCTGAACATAGTCAGATAGAGACCAACACCATAGTCGTATTCACGAGATGTAGGAACCAGGTTCAGCACATTCCCCCAAGCGATGTGGGCCCCTGCCGCCGGTAAAGAGCCGGAGGCGAGAGCCCAATCGTTAGAGGGATGCTGATACGGGGAACTGGCCCGATCAGGGGTGAATGTAACGACGTTGTCGCGTTTAACATACGTGGCAGAGTTTGGATAGCCAGGCATAACACCTAGGGGATCAGGGAACAAATGATGGACAAAGGCAGCATGAACGAAGCCTCGGTTCCTGACCCATTCGGGGTTGAGGGGCACATCCTCACATTGGTAAACGTTAACAGCCAACAAACCATCGGCCGGGCTAGTGGCTCGACACCTCGCGGGGTCGAGGGCGCCCATAAGACGCCGACCGTAATCCATGGGATCCAATGGCACACCATAGGTCACCACGTCCATACGGAAAGGACGTGGCATGGGTTCAGCATGGTACAGATTGCCTTCTGCATCAGCGACGCATCCCTCCGCTAGCTCACCGTAGTAAGCTGGGAGAGCGGCTTTCTCAACACGCTGAACCCACTTGTGGGTGCGGTCGGAACCAAAAATGTCATGGATGACAGTCACACCGGCACGGGCCAAATCGATGACAGCCCGCAGCCCGGCAAACGTTCGAAGCGCAGCACCAGTTGAATGGGGATTCTCCTGGGTGCTAGGGCGCACTTCGGCGGTTATACCATAGGCAGCGAAAAGCCAATCTTTGGCGTGTTGGGTGGACACAACGCAGACCAGGCTGGATGCCAGGCGTCCAAGAAGGTCGCTAACAGTTGGGCGGGAGTTTCTGCACGCAGTAACTTGGTCCAAAAGTTTTGAGTCGACTTTACGGTAGCCAGCGTGGACGACGGGGTCGTAACGCGGGAACGGGACGCGATGCGGCGGTTGAGCCGGTCGAGAGCTTGGGTTGGGCTCATCCGAGTTTTGAGAGCTCGGAGGCGCAGACGGCGCGACGTGTTGGGCACGTGGCGCTCGAGGAGGTTTGGGGTCGGGTTTGGGGGCAGAGGAAGGGGCTGGGGCTTGAGAACCATTCGAGGCTTGCGCGGGGGAAGGTCCATTTCCGGGGCCAGCATCCCGTCGAGATTGACGGGATCCACGGGATCGCTGTGGCGGCGAGCGTGAACGTGGCGGCGAGGCGGGACGCGTGGGTGCGGCCGCTGAAGCTGCAGATGCAGGGCTTCCGGAGCTGGATTTCTTCGGGTCGACATCAGCCATCGGTTGATTACTAGGGGCAAGGGGGGTGGG